GGGAATTTCCCTGCGTGCGCTCGGTTTTGACTCTAGTCTCAGAGTAGAGAGACCTCCGTCACTATGACGAAAACTAGGATAGCTTGCGCTATATGGTAACATTGGCGTAAGGGGGTCGTGACCTACCACAATAGCTTGCACCATGAGTGGTGTAAGGTTTTATGTTTGTCCTTTTTGTCTGATCCCTGTTCGGGTGATTTATTGTACTTATATAATTGTGGCGATGAGAAGACCGTCTTCGGGCGGAGCTTCTGAACGACGGTGCATTGTGATTGGATGTTCTTGTTGGATAACTTTAGAAAGGCGAAGTCTCGGTTTGGGATAAAAGTGTGGTAACACACTCCTCGATTTGTGTGACGACGTGAGTTTGAAGCTACTTTCTATTGCTTGAAGATTTGAATTCAAGATTGTGGTGTATGCGTGTAGGCCCAGATGGGGTGTATAAATACACATGGTCGACCGCGGCCATGAGTTTTCAGCGGCGTTGGTTACGTGATAACTTGTACGTTTTCCTACACTTTCACTATGGCTACAACTTCAGATATAATGCTTTGTTCTTTCACAGCTTATACTGGAGTTTTCCAAATGGAGCAAGCAGTTACGACTGGTTTAGGAATATTGCCGAAAATTCTTAGTGCAGCACCCCAAGTTATTGGAGCTGTGTCTAAAGTTTTTGGCGATGGCACGTATAAAGACACACCATCCATGGTAGACAATCTCAGTGGAAACTTTGGAGTTGTAGATCTGCCATTGAAGACGACTTTCCTTGCCTTGTCAGCTAATGACCAGGTTGAAGATCAGTCGAGTGTCATAAATTCGAATGGAGCTTCGGAATGTGAACACCTTTTGTATAGATGTAAGATACCGTCCAGACATACGATTGCGAGTTGGACAACTGCGCAATCTACTGGAACTATGCTTGGACCGAGCACAGGATTCTGGGTCACACCAGCTGACTGCTCGAGGGCGTTAACAGCGGGTGTTGCGACTGTGGATACTACTATGTTAGCGTATGCGCAGAACGTTTTCTTCTTCTGGAGGGGAGGAATACGTTTTACCATCGAGTGCTTACCATCGCACTTTCATCAAGGACAGCTATTTATAGCGTTTAATCCTACTTTGGATCTCTTGTCATTGGATCAAGCGCGTAATTGCACGTCTGCAACTATCGATTTAGGAGTAACTAATCGAACGTCTATGGACATTCCTTTTGTTGCTCGTGCAGATTATTTGAATACTTCGGCAAAGCCTGGAAAAGATAGTTTCACCTTGGATGAATGTGTTGGACGTCTTTTTATTTTCGTTCAGAATCCATTGGTTAACAATGGTACAGTAGCGAATAGTATAGACGTTAATGTCTATATTAGTGCGTTGGATGACTTTGAACTGAAAGTACCTAAGGGATTTAGAGATAATATACCATCGGCATCAAATACTCAGTTCAATTACCAGGGAACCTTTCAGATGGACTCTGAGGTCGTGCGAGATTCAGCGGTAGCAGTTCCGATACATCAACCTCAACAAGGGTTGGAGGATACTACATTGGATAATGTGGTGCGAACTGCTAATGTAGTATCTGCTGATACTAAGAATATCATGCAGCGCGAGTATCTCCTTGTGCATGGTGTTCAGTTTGCCACGAGTAACAACGTGCAGGACAACTTGCAAACGACGCTGTTGCCTGGTGACTTTTGGAATCCTTCTCTAGCACCTACTGGTTTATATTCATACCACGAATTCTTTAGAATGGGATTCAAGGTAACGCTTAGGATTAATCCCACACAATTTCATCAAGGAGCTTTGATGCTAGTGTGGTTGCCAGAGTTGTATACAACTACTGGCAAGTCGTTTGCGTCGTATACGCAATATCCTCATGCTATCATGAACGTGGCTACTGAAACATCAATGGAGCTTGAAATACCATACTCGTCTGTTTATCGTATGCTGAGGCAAGGTATAAATATGGGTGTGGTACGCGTGTACGTGTGGAATGTGTTAAGAGCTCCCACAGCAGCAGCCCAATCATTGGGTTTCTCCTTGTGGTTGCAGTCTTTGAATCCACACGTATCAGTGAAGCGAGCGTTACAACCAGCGCTGGAGTCGCGTCCAGTATTGCAAGGAGTGTTTCAAGGCGAGCGTGTGGCATCAGATACAGCTAGTGAAAC